ATCTACAAACATCATTCGGTCAAGATTTTGGGTTTAGTATCGACCCAACTACATTGGTAGAGGTTGCAATTGATAAAAAGAAAAAACAAATCTACGTCAAGGAACATCTTTATAAGCCTAAATTAACCACTTCTGAAATAGCAGCTATAAATATCAATAACGCAGGCAATAAACTTATTATTGCTGATAGTGCAGAGCCACGATTAATAGCAGAATTGTCAAGCAAAGGGTGTAAGATAGTTGCTACTCGCAAAGGTGCTGGAAGCATAAGTGCAGGAATTGCTATCATGCAAGACTATGAAATTATAGTTGATGAAAATAGCACAAACATAGTCAAGGAATTTAACAACTATATTTACGCTGATAAAGGTAGTAAGCTATACGTAGATAATTATAACCACATCATAGATGCAATTAGATACAATGTATATTACCATTTGTCTGGTGGTGGTGCTATTGAAATACGTTAACAAAATAAAACAAAAATAGTTTATAAATTATGAAGATTAGAGTACCAGAAAATATTTCAGATATAACATTAGAGCAATACCAACGTTACCACAAGTTGAGCGAGCGCAAAGATATTGACGAACTTAATTTTAATAAGCGTTTAGTTGAGATATTCTGCGGTATATCTTACCACGATTCATCGAAGATTAATGCTAAAGATTACCTTGAGATTATAGAGATGGTTAAGGTTGCTATTGGTCAAGATTCTGACTTTGTGCAACGCTTTGAAATGAATGGGTTGGAGTTCGGATTTATACCAAACTTAAACGACATGACGTTTGATGAGTATAGAGCCTTATCTAACTTCGGCGTTGAAGTAGATAATTTACACTTACTTATGAGTGTCTTGTTTAGACCTGTAACAAACACAGATGCGTTTGGAAATTATAGTATTATGCCATACACAGGAATCAAAGAGTATTCTGACGTTATGAAGCAAACACCAATGAATGTGGTAAATGGTGCGCTTGTTTTTTTTTTGAATTTATCGAGAGAATTAAACAATCATATCCAGAAGTGTATAGCACAGGAACAAGTGAGGGTCAACAAGCGAGCGACTATTTCGGAAAATGGAATTGGTATGCCACTTGGTACGAGTTAGCAAAGGGTAAGATATGGAAAATGGAAAAGATAGGTAAGATGAACATTCACGAAATACACCTATTTTTAGCACATAAAATTGATAGGGCAAAGTTAAAGTCTAAATTAAGACAAGGAAAAAACGTTAAAGAATTATGAATCACTACACAGAGTTACTTTACTATATTAAGAAGTTATCCGAAGAAGATAGCTTTGTTAATACAGTTACACAAGGGGAATTTGAGCGTTTGGATTTAGACAAAGGTAATATATTTCCGTTAGTTCATATTCAGATTAATAGTGCAGGATTTACCAATGGTCAAGTAGTTTCTTTCAACGTTCAAATAGGATGCTTTGCAGTTAGAGATAAGACTTCTGAAACGGTTGAAGATAAGTTCGCGTTACAGGACAATGAGCTTGATAATATGAACGAAACTTTAGCAGTATTAAATAGGCTTTGGCTCAATATGTATCGTGATTTCGCAGACAATAACATTACTGCAAGCGAAAATCCAAGTTTAACACCGCATTATTTTGACTATAAGAATTTATTAGATGGGTGGATTTTAACGTTTGATGTCGAGATGCCAAATACAACTATAAGCCTATGTTAAAAGATGCTTTAGATGATTTTGGAAAGTATGTAGTTCAGCAGTCACGTAGCAACTTATCGAAGAATGATAAGAACGTGAGCAAGAATTTATACAATTCTATTAATTACGAAACTAAAGTAAACAAGAATAGTTTTGAGTTGACTATTAACATGGTTGATTATGGTAAGTTTATAGATAAGGGAGTTAAGGGCGTTAATAGTAGTGCTAAAGCACCAACCAGTCCGTTTAAGTACACAAACAAAATGCCACCAGCAAAGGTGTTTAGTGATTGGATTGTTAGAAAAGGATTTGCTCCTAGAAATGATAAAGGACAATTTCAAAGTAGAAAGAGTTTACAGTTTGCTATTGCAAGAAGTGTATTTTTAACAGGAATAAAAACAACTAACTTTTTTACGCAACCATTTGAGCGTGCTTTTAAAAGACTTCCAGACGATGTTGTCGAAGCTTATGGTTTAGAATTAGATAGTTTAATGGAAACAACAATATTATGATTAAAAGTTTATCGCCTCATTATATTACAACACCTTTCGAGAGTGTTATATTGGATGAAATATGTTTAAGATACAGGCTTCAAATATTTATTTGGTCTGGTTTAAAGCAAGATATCCCTACTGATGCAAAATATGAAATAACAATTAATAACGTTGAGCAGTCTGATGGGAATAGGGTTATAAACATATCCAGATTAATTAATGATTTTTTTGATTTCAAAGCTATAAATTCAGAAGACGGATTCACTAATTTAGAAAGTAGTACAAATCAAATCTGGGTTAAAACTCAAGTATTTTATACAGGACAAAATGGGATTGAAAGTGCAATACCAGAACATGAGAATACAAACATATGCGTTAAAGGTTATGGATATGGAATGTCTGGAGTTAATCCAGATGTCCCAGATAATAAAATACTGATGAATATAAACGACTACACAATGAAAGAGGGAGGTACTTTTATAGTTCCTATTGTGTTGGATGAAAGCGAGCCACCAGAACCACCATCAATAACAATTACAAGCGTTACAAATACACTTGATAATTTGTTTAGTGTTGTGTTTACTTCGGTAGGTAGTTATACTAATTTAACTGCTATTATATATCCAAATCTAGGTGGCGGATTACCAGACCCTTTGGAATTTATTACAATAGATGCAACATCGCCACAGGTAATTGAGCCATCTGTTGAAATAACATCTTACTCATCCTTAATATTAAGGGGATATGACATTACAACAAATCAATACATAGAAACAAGTTCATTTTTATTCCTACCCTTATGATAACAGTAACAGGACACCCAAGCGAAACAGAACAGACATTCTCAACACCTACAAGTTTTGATAGCAATGAATTAGTACGTTATTTAATTGTAAAGCAGAGTGATTTTTTAGGCGACGAGTATATTGATGTTGAATATAATAGCGAAACGATACGTATTTACATTGAAACGGAATGCAGATATACACCCGTAGAAGTTCATTTCCAAAATAAAGAGGGAGCACAACAAACATTGACATTCTTTAAGGCACGTACTGACCGTATGAATGTAGATAGTGAGCAGTTTGAAACTGATAGAGGTCAACCGTTATTAGGTAACCATCAATTTATCGACTACAACAAGAATGGTAAAAGTTCATTTAAAGTTAATAGTGGCTTTGTAGATGAGGTGTTAAACGATGCATTTAAGCAGCTGGTATTATCGGAGCGAGTATGGGTGTTAGATGGGGATTTGTTCGTTCCTGTAAACATTAAGGCAAGAACTTTAGAGTATAAGACACGACAAAAAGATAGGCTGATAAATTACGAGATTGAGTTTGAGTATTCTTACAATGAGATAAACAACGTTTAAGGATTCAATAAATTATATTAAAAAACCCATACATAAAATAACTTGTATGGGTTTTTCTTGCTATTAACTAATACTTAAAAATGACAATGCAATATAAACAAATTTATAACAACAACAAACAATTTTAGTTTAAAATATATGAAAACGTATGAAGCCGTATTTAACGAAGTAGAATCAGAGGGTGTATTTGGCATTTCTTTGGTTAACAAGCCAGCAATGGAGGGTATGTTTGTTGCTTTAAACGAGCATACAGAATTACAGTTAAAGACTGTTAACAAAGAGCAGCGCATTCTTCTTGGTTTAGTTTTAGAGCCGAACAAGCCTATTTATAGAAATCAGAATGGCGAGGAGTTTAATATAGTGTTTAATGAAGATACTATTAAGAATTTGTCCTACCATTTCTTTAAAACAAATAGCCAAAAGAATAGTACAATAGAACACGTAGACAGGATTGAGGGTGTGACGTTTGTTGAGAGTTGGTTAGTAGAAGATAGCAAACAAGATAAATCAGCATTATACGGGTTTAATTATCCTAAAGGTTCGTGGGTTGCAACTATGAAAATAGACAATGACGACATTTGGAATAATTTTGTAAAGACAGGAAAAGTGCAAGGCTTTAGTGTAGATGCTATGTTAGGCTTAAAAGAGATTAATTTAAAAACAGAGATAAATATGAGTAGTAAAATTTTAGATATGCTGCGCAAAATTGATGTTCGTTTGGGTGGTTCAGAGCCAACTAAAGAAGCAGAGATTAAGCTTGGTATGGTAAAAACTGCGGATGGCGCTTTGACCTTTGAATATGAGGGTGAAGAACTAATCGCAGGTGTTAGAATTTTCGCAATTGGCGAAGAAGAAGAACGTGTACCACTTCCAGAGGGCGAATATCCTTTAGAGGGTGATATGGTCGTTATGGTAGATGCAGAGGGTGTTGTAGTTGATGTTAAAAGTGCAACTGTTGAAGAAGAACAAGCACCAGCAGAAATGAACAACGAACCTACAATCGATGCAACAAATCCGTTAAAAGATTTAGCAGAGATTAAGAGTATTATGATTAAATATCAAGAAGAAAATAAGGCTTATCAATTATCTACACAAAAGGAAATTGAAGCATTGAAAAGTAAATTGGTTGAGTTTTCAGAGCAGCCAGCTGCAAAGCCAATTAAGGCACAACCACAACAAATTGAGTTAAACGCTAAAGGTAAAATTTTAGAAAAATTAAGAAATAAATAATATGGCAACAACCACAACAGTATCTAGCAATTATGCTGGGAAAGAAGCAGGCGCAATTATAGGCGCATCATTCAAAGAAGCTGACACGCTTCGATTGGGACTAATTTCAGTTTCAGAGAATGTAAACTATAAAATGAACTTACGCAGACTGCGTTATACAGATGGTACAACAGACTACTCTTGTGGCTTTACGCCAGCAGGTGCAATCGTTTTAAACGAGAAGCAGTTAGTTATTGAAAAGTTAATGAACCCTATCCAAGTTTGTAAGGAAGATTTTAGACAAACATGGTCGGAGGATTCTATGGGTGCTAGTGCATCAAACCCTAACGCTCCTGCTGATATTATGGAAGCTATTTCTTTGGAAGTTCTTTCAAGTCAAGCTGAAAAGATAGACACAGACATCTGGACTGGTTTAGCTGCAACTGCTGGAGAGTTTAATGGTTTATTAGCACAGTTTGCTGCTGACGATAATGTTATCAAAGCTAACAACGGTATTGTACCAAGTGGAAACGCTATTACAGAATCAACAGTTGAAGCTGAATTAAAGAAAGCATTAGCTGCTGTTCCAACATCTATTAGACGTAAAGACTTAACCGTAGCAGTTAGTCCAGACGTGTTCCAAGCATATTGGTTTTATTTAGTATCTAAAGGTATCGCAAATGATGGTACTGCTGATGAGAAGCAAGTAAGATTTGGTCGTTACACAATAACTGAAGTAAATGGTTTACCAGACAACTCTATTGTGATTTTCGAGAAAAAGAACGTAGTATTTGCAACAGGTTTACAAGCTGATTTTAACGATTTATCCTTTGTTGATGAGGATGAAATCGGATTACTTACAGGAATGGTAAGAGGCAAAATGGTTTACGGCGCAGCCGTAGGTTATTACAACAGTGAGGATATCGTTTGGTATTTATCAACTGAAACACCAGCCTAATTAATAATAATATAAGGGGTTTTAATTAACCCCTTTTTAAAACTTTATATTTTATGATTTGTGATATCACACAAGGTCGGGACAAAGTTTGCAAAGATGGTTTAGGAGGTAATAAAGAGTTGTTTTTATTCAACTTTATTGAAAATCCTTTTACTATTGTAGCAGGCGAGTGTACCGCTATAAATGCAGGCATTACGGAAATCTTTAAATATGAGTTAGAGGGAGATGGTAACACGTTAGTCGAGAATATGGTTTCAGACCGTAACACAGGCACAACGGTAAACACTCAAACTTTAACTGTAATTTTGAAAAAGATTGATGCAGCTACGAGTGCAGAACTTAACCTACTTGCTTACAGTTACCCAATGGCTGTGGTAAAAGACAGAAACGGAAACTACAATGCTATTGGAATTGACGATGGTATTGACTTTACTATCGATAGTGCAACAGGTGGCGCAAAAACAGATTTAAACGGTTACACATTAACAGGTTTATCTTCAACGGGCGCATTAAGTCCGAAGTTAGATTCAGCTACTATAACTGCGTTGTTAGATTTAGTTTAATGTTTTTTTGTTTTATGTTTAAGGGTGTTACGAAAGTAGCACCTTTTTTTTATAACAATAATTGTAATTTTTAGTTTAAATAGTATGAAAGTAGTTAATCCTAACGATACAAGTCATACGATATCTTTAATACCAAGATACTATCCGTTTAACGATGTTGCATTAAGCCTCTATAACGAACAAAATAAAGTTGTAAGTCAGGTTGATAATACGTATGTTATTCTTAATGGTATAATGACGATTGATTTTGATTTTGATTTTACAAACAAAGAAAAGTTTGAAATTAAGATTACCGAAAATAATAACGTTGTTTATCGTGGTAAAATTATAGCGACTACACAAGAAAGTCAAGATTATAAACTGACTAAAGATTTATATTTTTATGAGTAATAACAAAAGTGATATACGACTATTGCAGTTTAGCAATTATGTGCGACCAGATGTGGTTGAGGAGAAATCTAAAGACTGGGTTTTAAATGGTAAAAAGAACAGCTTTTATCAGTACATAATAGACCGTTATAATGGTAGTCCTACAAATGCTGCGATTATCAATTCCTATATTGATTTAATTTTAGGCAAAGGATTAATAGCAACTAATGCGAAATCTAACATACAGGATTGGGTTAAGTTTAAAACGCTATTAAGTTCTCGTGACTTGCGTAGAATTATAGCAGACTTTCAACTTTTTGGAGAAGCATCAATACAGGTTGTTAAGAATAAAGGCAAAGGATTAAGTGGAATTTATCATATACCGAAGCAGTACATAGCACCACAGATTGAAAATGAAGATGGCGAAATAGAGGGTTATTGGTACACGAAAAATTGGGCAAAAGTTAATCAAAACCCACCAGAGTATTTTCCTGCGTTTGGCACGTCAAATGAAGCGATTGAGATTATGGTAATTAAACCATATAAAGCTGGAAAAAATTACTATTCTGACCCAGACTATATAGCAGGTTTGCCTTATGCTATGGCAGAAGAAGAAATCGCTAATTACTATGTTAGCCATATTGAAAATGGTTTGTCGTTTGGTTACATCATTAATATACCAAATGGAAATAGTTTAAGCGAGGAAGAAAAAACAATATTTGAAAGGCAAATTAAAAATAAACTTACAGGCAGTTCAAACGCTGGTAAATTCGTGTTGTCGTTTAATGGTGTAGATGCTGAAATTACCGTAACAAGTATAGAGGTAAACGATGCGCATAAGCAATGGGAATACTTAACCAATGAATCAAGAAGACAACTATTGATTTCCCATAGGGTTACAAGTCCGATGTTATTTGGTATTAAGGATAACACAGGATTAGGTAATAATGCTGACGAGTTAGATGTTGCAGAAGCACAATTAATGAAGCGTGTAATCTCGCCAAAGCAGAATTATATCACTATGGCTTTAGAAGAAATATTAAGCCATTATGGGATAGTTTTAGACCTTGAGTTTAAGCCTTTAAGTGAGGTTCAGAATACTGCAACGGTTACTGAAATGAGTAGTCATGTTTGTTTATCTGACGAAAAAAAAAAAATTAACGCAAATAAATTAATTAGTTTAGGCGAAGATGTTGATTTAAACGAATGGGAAATTGTAGATGATAGAAGATGTGACCAAATTACATTAAATGAAAGTCAATTAAATAATATTATAGAATTGGCTCAAGCACCTAAAACAACAAGCAGAAAAGATGTTCAAGATACTGCATTATTTAAGATTAGATACAGATATGCTGGTGCAGCAAGGGATCGT